GGGCTTTGGGAGTTTGTTATGACATTAAAAGAATACTTTGACAGCGATGTCCGCGGGGCGAAGTCAGAGATGGCTGAGTACCTTGGGATCACAACAACGTGGCTGGCTCTCTTGATTGCTATGCGCCGTCAAGCCTCACCAGCGTTAGCACGAAAAATTGAAGCCGCTACAAGCGGACTGGTAACAAAAGAAGAATTGCGGCCGGACATCTGGCCTGCGTGAGTTTTACAGTGGCCCGCTTTTGGGTGTTTTAGGAGATCAAAATGAAAGTTGTACGGTTAGATCAAATCCGCCTTGACGGCGGCACACAGATGCGTGAGCACCTTGACCAAAACGTGGTTAAAGAGTACGCAGAAAAAATGAGGGAAGGGGAGGTGTTCCCGCCATTGATCACAATGTTTGATGGCTCAACACATTGGTTGGTCGACGGGTTCCACCGTTACTTGGCCTATCAAGCCGCAGGCAAACAAGGCGCCAACTGTGAAGTTCATACCGGCACACAAGAAGACGCCATCTTCATGGCCACCTCGGTCAATGGAACTCACGGCCTTCAGCGTAGTAACGCCACCAAAAAGAAGTGCGTAGAAGTGGCTCTGGCCTCCTCTAAAACCGCTGGCTGGAGCAACATCAAGATTGCCAAGCATTGCGCTGTGTCTGAGACTTTTGTGGCCGCCATTCGTGACCCGGAAGTCAAAGCCAAGCAGGCCGAGAACATGCAAAAGCACGCCGAGAAGAAGGCCAAGACCCCAGTTAAACTGGACTTACCCGAAACTGACACCCCAGTTAAACTGGATGACTTCGGCCCCTCAGAGGAAGAGATTCGTGCTTCTGAACGTGCCCACAATGAGTTCTTGGAGTTCATGCAAGAGGCCTTTGAGGCTGATGACGTGCTGGCTGACACCTCTGAGAAGCTGAAGCAAGCCCTGCTTGAGTTGCACCACCTCAAGATCACAAACAATGGTTTGGTTAACACCAACACCGAACTGACCAAGATGGTCAAATCCCTCCAACGACAACTCGACAAAGTTAAAAAATGACCAACGTCCTAGCACCAAGTGGGTGTGATGATGGAACTACATTCCCTGAACCACGCCCGTTCCAATCTGCCGCCCATCAAGCCCTTCGCCAAGGGTTCCGTGATGGACATAAAAATCAAATTATTTGCGCCCCCACCGGGGCTGGAAAGACTTACCTCGGCTTGCGTATCTGCAACGAGGCCATGCAAAAAGGCAAACGTGCTGTGTTTCTGTGTGATCGCACCACGCTGATCAACCAGACCTCAGCCGCTGCCGACAACTATGGGCTGACCGAACACGGCGTGATTCAAGCGGATCATTGGAGGCGCCAGCCCCACCAGTTGCTCCAGATCGCCTCAGCACAGACCATCGCCAAGCGTGAGTACTGGCCACAGTTGGACGTGCTGGTGGTCGACGAGGCACACACTCAGTTGAAGGTCTGGACTGAGTACGCCATGTCAACTGGGGCGGCTGTGATCGGTCTGTCTGCAACGCCGTTCTCGCCGGGTCTGGGAAAGATATTCTCAAACCTCATAAACGCCACCACAATGAACGAACTGACAAAGTCAGGGGTGTTGGTGCCCATGCGTGTTTTCTCGTGCACAAAGCCCGATATGACCGGCGCAAAGACCGCTGGCGGCGAGTGGACGGACGTGGCGGCCGCCGAGCGTGGCATGGAGATCGTCGGGGATGTGGTTTCGGAGTGGATTCGCTACTCTGAGCGCCGCAAGACAATTGTGTTTGGTGCGACGATTGCTCACTGCAAACAACTGGCCTCTGAGTTCACCCGCCACAGCATCATGGCCGCGGTGTTTACTTCGGAGACAACTGCCGCCGAGCGTGAACTACTGTTGAAAGAGTACAGGAAGCCCAACAGCATGCTGAAGGTCTTAATCAGTGTCGAGGCCTTGGCAAAGGGTTTTGACGTGCCTGACGTCGGTTGTGTGTGCGATGCAAGGCCTTTGCGTAAGTCGTTGTCGACGGCCATTCAGATGTGGGGTCGGGGTCTGCGTTCATCGCCTGAGACTGGTAAGACCGACTGCATCTTGCTGGACTTCTCGGGCAACATCATCCGGTTTGCCGAGGACTACACCGAGATCTTTTTCAATGGTCTGGCCGAGTTGGATTCTGGTGAGAAGCTGGACAAAAAGATTCGTAAGGATGATGACTACGAACTGAAGGGTTGCCCGCGGTGTGGGTATAAGCCGTTCACGAAGCGCTGCATGGCGTGTGGTTTTGAGAAGAAGCCGCAAGCATTGATCGAACAACGTCCGGGGGAGATGAAAGAGATCTTCATTGGCGAAGGCAAGAATCGAAAGAAACTTGCAGACGATGCGGAACACCTTTGGGATCAATTGGTTTCTTATGCCAAATCTCACAGCAAGCCAGAAACACAACAAGGCAGAGCGTATCACCTGTATAAAAAGATCACAGGACAAGAACCAATTTGGAAATTTAGTACGGCAAAGAATGTCGAAACTTCGAGAAATGTGTACAATAAAATCCAGTCCATCAATCTTGCATGGCGTAAAGGGGCTGGTAAATGACCAAACGAGTTTTGTCTGAAGAGCAAAAGGAAAAAGCGCGTATTAGAGCTAAAGATTGGTATCACGCAAACAAAGAAAGATCAAAAAAATCAGCCTCTCAATGGAGGCTAGATAACCCAGAAAAGGCGCGTGAAAAAAGCGCAGAATATTACCAAAAAAACAAAGAAACCATACTTGAAAAAAGAAAAATTTATACCGCAAAAAACGTTGAAAATTTGAAGGCGTATCACATTGCATATGAGCAAGCCAACAAGGAAAAACGCAAGGCTTGGCGGATAGCAAATCGGGAGCGCAAAAAAGAAATTCAAAACAACCGTCGACTGAAGACGCAGGGCTGTTTGCCCAAAGGAATTGTGCAAAAACTGATGCGACTCCAGAAAGGCTTGTGCATCAACTGCAAGTCAGACTTAAAGAAAGTTGGCCATCATTTGGATCACATCGAACCAATTTCCAAAGGTGGAAAAAACATTGAATCCAATGTTCAATTGCTTTGTCCGACATGCAACATGAAAAAACACAACAAAGATCCAATTGTGTGGGCCAATGAAAACGGACGCTTGCTATGAATAATTTTATTGATTTTGCAAGATCTTATGGGCTGGAAATTGACCCTGCTAAGTTTTTTGCTTCAGACAAAATTCGTCGATGTGGAACTGTAGATAAACCAAGGTCTTTGAATGGTTCTTATATGTGGAATGGTGAACGTGGATGGATTTTTCGATGGGATTCGGAAGCCAAAACCATCTGGTATCAAGACCCCAACGCGAAGCCATGGACAGACGCCGATAAAGACGCTTGGAAGCGCCAAAGGCAGCACGAGGCACAGAGGCGTCAGTCTGAGCAACAAAAGGCCGTAGAACGCGCTATGGAGTTGCTTAAACACGCCGAGCGCCGTTCCCATTCATACCTCGAGATGAAGGGCTTGCCGGACGAAATGGGACTTGTCCTAGAAGACCGGTTGATGGTTCCGATGCGCAACGTCATCACGAATGATTTGCAGGGCGTCCAGACGATCTGGTGGGATGATCATGAGCGCAAATATCACAAGAAAATGATATTCGGTATGCGGGCGAAAGACGCAGTTATGTGGATGGGGCCGAGGAACCAAGGGGCATGGCTTGTAGAGGGCTATGCAACGGGCTTGTCGTTATTGAAGGCCTTGAGGTCGATTGGCCACCAAGATGCGGTTGTCGTTTGTTTTTCTGCAAACAACATGAAGTCGGTTGCTGAGAAGCTGCAAGGCTCTGTCAAAATATTTTCGGACAACGACGAGTCGGGCGTGGGTGAGGCAACTGCTAAGGAGACTGGCAAGCCTTACGTCATGGCCGATGAAAAGGGTTGGGATGCGAATGACTTGCATAAAAACAACGGGCTGTTTGCTGTAGTGGCCAAAATAATGGAGATATAATTTTTTCGTTGGTGGTGCATCGGGTTAGCGCCGGTGGAGTCAATTCATCTTCTATTCCTTCTAGGTAACACTGCTTTATGTGAGCCACCAACAACTAACACGCATGGTGATTGGCATAAATGGCTTACCCGCTGGAATAAACCGACAAATACCGGGTTAATGCCAAGTCGGGCTAACAGTCCCCAGTCGTGTTGGTAATGGGTTGGGGGCGAGTAAGCGAAAGCTGAAAGGGTCGCCGTGTGCAGATACACCCTGCGATGCACACACCAACAATCTTTTCGGGGAAAAGCGGATGCTGGTTACTTGTTCTAGACAGGGCACATAAAGAGACGCCAGACGCAGCGAGTACCCCACCTAAAAAAAGTTATTGACAACAGTTCTATCTGTGTATAATCCAAACATCAACGGATTGGTAACCCGTTGTAGTTCATCGAAACGCAACCGCAAACCCATTGGTGAGCGGGCTTCGTCAAAGCTGGGATGTCCTGTCGATGCAGGCTCTCATGCGGCAACCAAGCCTAAAGCTCGTTCACCAATGGGTTTTTTGCTTTGTGGCTTTACCCGTACTCCATACGTTAGTAAGGGCCGCAAGTGGGGCCGCGTGGAAGGAAACCGCGAACCGGTATGCAACCGTGTGATTGATGATGGCTTTGCATGGTTGCAGGGCTAAGGCGAGTGACGGCTTGATGGGTACTAAGAATATCCGCTCACGGTTCGATTCCGTAGGTCATCATCAATCACATGGGCTAGGGGGCAGTTCCCGAATAATCCGGTCGGCTGGTCGAATCATCAAGCCGGGGGCATACGGTATCCAATCCGTAGCATGATGATCCACTCTGTGGGGTGATGCACCTTCCCTCTCTACTCCTTGAATGGGGTAGGGGGGTCTTTGGGTGATAAATAAGGAATACAGTAATTATTTCAAAGACTCGTGGTGCGTCACGAATTTGCTGTAATCTGTTGTTACAATCTTTGAGCAACAACAGGAGTGGTTATGGACAAGCTGGATGAGGTTGGTTACTTTGCGTCTTCGGTTTACTTGGTTAAGAAGCCAGAGTACCTAGACATCGTCAAGGCGTCTGCCTACAAGAACTTTGTCGATGGCCCGCGGAACGCCGTACACGACATCCAGATGGGCGCAAACATGTCCCTTGACCCCGAGGTACAGCCATTTGCGCAATATGTCTCCCAGACCGCTTGGAACGTCTTAAATTCGCAGGGCTACAACATGACGCCCTTGGTGACGTTCTTCACCGAGATGTGGATGCAACGGCACAACCAGAATTCCGGGATGGAGCAACACCTTCACTCACAGACTCAGGTCACGGCGTTTTACTTTTTAACTGTGCCCGAAGGTGGATGCACGATGACGCTTCATGATCCCCGCCATGCGAAGGTGTATGCAAGCATCGGAGAAAGTGACCCATCGAAATACACGGCCGCGTCGAATTCGGTGGTGTTTACGTTTTCACCCGGCGACTTAGTGCTCACGAATTCTTGGCTGCCGCACAGCTTCTCTCGCAACCAGTCTGAACAACCAACCGAGTTCATTCACATGAATCTTGGCGTGATGCAAAACCCCAACCCACCACCACAAGCTGAGGTGATCTGATGGCACACATTCAAATCAGGTTCAACAAGTCTCGAGGTCAACCGGGCAGGGGTACTCCAGACCACGCATGGCGTGTTTTCGTTGATAAAAAAGAATACCTGTGCAAAGAAGTGACCATCATGGTCGTCTGCCACTCAGAGCGTGATGGTGACGACTGGAACATCGCCTGCGAAGGCACGATAGACATCGACCGAGAAAAATCTTTGATAACGGTCATCCCTTACGCTTTAACTTGATGTTACAATCTCTATGCCCACCATAGGGTATTTAGGAGATTGAATGAGCGAATCAGAAGAGATGGATTACTTGGTGATGGGGCGGCGCAAGGCTGCCTTTGTTGCCGCTGGATGCCCGCCAGAAGAGGCCACAGAGTTGGCCTATCACATGATGGTGCGTGACCGTGAGAACCGCGGATCGACTAATCCATTGGATGACCGCCGTGTGTGCTTTGAATGCAAGGGCTTGAGTGGACGTGATTGCCTTTTTGTTAAGGACAAGAAGGGCAAGCCGGTTCCACCGCTGAGATTCCATCTACAGCGCTGCCCACAGTTTGAATTGAAGGGGAAGAAATGAATCAATATGTTGGCCAAACAAAGGCGCCGCTGGCGAAAGAATGGCGTTTAGTCGCCAAGGGGGACGACCCCATTGAAGTTGCCAAGAAAACAACTGCGCTGGCGGCTAAGGGCGAAACAATGGCTCGTGTGATGCGTGTGTCATGCGAACGCTGGGACACGGTAGAAGTTGTTAAGGAGATGAAAGTATGACTGACGAACAAATCATTGAAATGGCTAAACAGGCTCATGTTGGCAGCAAAACATGGGTTGATATTTACAGCGACCAAATTACTGTCGGCGAAGTGCGTGATTTTCTTAAAGCCTTTGCCAAACTGGTAGCACAGCATGAGCGTGAGCGCATTTTTGGTGAACTTCTGAAAATGCACGAAATAGCATCAAGCCGACATAACTACTATTTAAACGCTGTTTTGACCATCCGAGCAAGAGGTGAAGCATGAATGACGAACAAATTGCAAAATTATATGACCAAGCCTTGGTTATTGAAAACAATGGTGACTATGTTGCTGGCGAATTAGATCCCGTAAAGTTTGCCAAACTGGTAGCAGAGCATGAGCGTGAGGCTTGTGCAAAAGAAGCAGATAAACGACTGTATGACTACACCATGCTTTTATCAAACCCGCCACAAAACGGTGCGGCATGGAGTATCGCAAACGCAATTCGAGCAAGGGGACAAGCATGACTGACGAACAAATCATTGAGATGGCTAGACAGTCTGGACTTCATGTGGCAACTGATGTGAATTGGATGCCAGTCATCGGGCTTGCGTATGCCAAAAAGTTGGTTGAAGTGGCGACACAACATGGGCGTGAGAAGTCTCTTCAACTGTGGATGTTGTTAGATGATGTAGACACGGCTGATGATATTGCAAAAGCTGATCATGATGTTTATCGCAGTTTATGCAGACAAGCTCACGAAAAAAGATGGTCTGTATTGACAGGCGATGAAGTTGATGCAGCAATCCGAGCAAGAGGTGAAGCATGAGAGTCATTGGCATCGACTGCGGCGCATCTGGCGCCATCGTTCTCTTGGAGGACGGCCAGCCCATTGAATGGACTGCCATGCCCACCTACAAAGTCGGCACGGCTACTCGAGTCAATGCGGCTGCGCTGTACGACTTTATTGCATCGTGCTGTGCTACCCATGTATACATTGAGCAGGTGCATGCAATGCCCGGACAGGGCGTGGTATCCATGTTCAACTTTGGCCACTCCTGCGGGACTGTAATGGGCGTTATCGGGGCTATGGGACTGCCCAGCACCTTAGTCACGCCACAGGCTTGGAAAAAGGCCGCAGGGCTGATTGGTAAGGACAAGGACGCCGCACGTTCAAGGGCGATCCAGTTGTGGCCAACATGGAAAGACCTTGGAACAAAAGCAAAAGGCCAAGCGTTGGCTGATGCGGCACTGATTGCGAGGTTTTCATGAACCACGCTGACATCAATCCCCTAAAAGCAATTGAGTACATTTACTCAAATGGCGCCAAATATGCACAAGCAAAAGCCGAACTGACGTACCTCGAAGAGTTCCGCAAGAGTAAGAAAGCCCTGCTCATGAAGACAGCCATCGTCAATGGGGCTAAATCGGTTGCAGCCGCGGAAATGGAAGCGTATGCAGACTCGGAGTACATAGAACTCCTGAAGGCCATTAAAACGGCCACAGAGGTCGCAGAAGGCTTACGTTGGCACATAGTGGCAGCACAGGCTCGAATCGACGTCTGGAGGTCTACAGAGGCCTCTAATCGTGCTATGGATAGGAATGTGGCATGAACAACAAACTGAACGCCAGAGAAAGAAAATATCTTGGACTTGTGAAATCTTTGCCATGTAGCGTATGCGACCAACCCGGCCCAAGTGAAGCTCATCACATAGAGCAAGGTTTGCAATACACCTGCATTGCCTTGTGTCCAGATTGTCATCGTGGCACAATGGGATGGCACGGAACAAAGGCACTGTGGCGCATCCGAAAAATGGATGAACTGAAAGCCCTAAACATCACCATTCAAAGGCTATTTGATGATCAAGGACATGGCTAACCAGCGATTCGGGAAATTGTTGGTTTTAGAAAAAGCGGGAACCCGAGGAACTGCACAACACGTTGTTTGGAAATGCCAATGCGATTGTGGCAATGTTGCTTTTGTGGTCGGTGCTTACATTAGAAAAGGGCGTGTAAGAAGTTGTGGATGTGGGTCTGCTGAAACGCATTTCAGCGCAGAGCGTCTTACAACTCATGGAATGTCAAAAACAAGAACGTACAAAATTTGGCGCGGGATGGTTCAAAGAACATCGAAACAATCGAACAAAAAATCGCATTTGTATTTCGATAAAGGTATTACTGTTTGTGATCGTTGGAAGACATTTGAAAATTTCTTGGCTGATATGGGAGAAGCCCCAGATGGATTTTCAATTGATCGGAAAGATGGGAACAAAGGTTACTTCCCGGAAAATTGTCGATGGGCCACTGCAACTGAGCAAGCCAACAACACTAGCGCCAACGTCAATTTGACTTATGCAGGGGTCACGCAATCAATCTCTATGTGGGCTAGACAATTCGGAATCAAGCCGAACACATTGCTCTACAGAATACGCAGAGGATGGTCGGTGCAACGGGCTATCACTGGCGTTGAATAAAAACCCTACAACTTAGTCGGGTATCTATTTACAGGTTCTTTAACTTGTTGTTAAAATTCTCCTCACTGCGATGTTGCAGGTTTAGGAGAATCAAATGACAGTTATCACCACCACCCCTTCTTCCGCTGACGAACTCGGCACCTTGTTGGCACAGATCGCCACGCTGACCAAGCAAGCCGACAAGATCAAAGATGCAATGAAGGATGTTGCAATCAACGGCGAAACCAAAGTGTTTGAGGGTGCTTTGTTCAAATGCACATACACCGAATGCAACCGCACTGTGTTCGACAAAGACGCATTCATCAAGGACTTGGGCGAGGAGTTCTACAACAAGTTCACCAAGACCACCGCTGTGTTCTCTATCAAAACCACCAGCCGTTAATCAAGGGGATCATCATGCAAACACTCATTGGATTTTGGGCATTTCAAGTTCCCTCGAACTACATCTCTCGCACCACCACGGTGTTTTGTGCTGATGACGGATTTGGCAACTTGATTGCCCTGTCATCCAGAAACTTCCCCGTGTACGCAATCGAAACCGCCAACCAATAAACCAACTGAGGGCTTCGGCCCTCGGTTAAACCGAGGTAAACACCATGACACCATTGACCTACAACCAAAAGCGCTTGATCAGCAAGAACGTGCTGGCCGCCTGCAAGGACATCAACAAGCTGAACAACACCGGCTACAAGTTCTTGAACCTTTGCTCTGGTTTCATCGCCCATTACGACCTAAACGGCTTCAAGGCCTATTACTCTGAGCACAGTCTTCATGACGACATTGAGCGCTTTGCCAAGCAAAACCAATGGTCGAACTTCCGTGAAGGTGAACGCGACTACCACTATTACATGGCCAAGCGCGACTGCTACAACATGATTCTGGGTGGCTTCGTGGCCAAGCAATACATGGACGAGGTGTTCAACAGCCCAGTTCAATTCATGCGCGACCACTTCACCATCGTTCACATCAGCTAAGGAGACAGCTATGGGTCAGTATCACGAGGTCTACAACCTAGACAAAAAAGAACGCATTAACCCGCACAGCATCGACAACGGGTTGAAGCTGTACGAGCAGGTCGGTCACATCGGCAGCACAAGCACAGCGTTGTTTGCCTTGTTGGCCAACAGCAACGGCAGAGGAGGCGGCGACTTTCCTGAGCACCCAATGATCGGGCGCTGGGCAGGCGATCGCATCTTGGTTCAAGGCGACTACGCCAACCACAAAGACAACGGCCACGTTGATGCTGATGTGCTCGAGGCATTCACCGACATATCTGAACAAGTCGCAGACATGTTGAAAACCATCGAATCAAACTGGTAAGGAGAGCACCATGAAAATTCAAATGGAACTGAACCACGACACCGTGGTAGTTGAATACGAAACCAAACTGGATTTCGCAATCTACACCGCTGACGTGGTGATTGAAGAGGTTTTGTACAAGGGCGTTAACGTCATCAAGATTCTGGACGCCGAAACAATCGAACACTTGGCATAC